AAATCAAAGATGTTGAAAAATATGATCATATACGAAATAAACTTTTTATAATATACAATAAAACAGATAATGAGAAATATAATAAAGTTCTGACAAAAATAAAAGAATTGATTAAAGATTCATAAACCATTTATAAGTTTTGAAACGTTGAAAAAAATTATTTAATTATTTATACCATTTTGTGGTCAACCATGTGTTTTAGTATTTTGGCAACAAGAGATGCTTTTTTGATATTAACTATCTTTCCATCTTTCTTTTTAGTTACAGCTAATTTAAGTTTTCTAGCTTTTTCTCTTAATTGATCACAAGTCATTTTATTGAGTTTTTCTCTTTTTTTAGCAACTTTGCTTGCACCTCCATTTTGACTAGAATTATCCTTTTGTATTTCATTCATTGCTTGTCCAAAAGCATTTTGTAATTGATCGAACATATCTTCCTAATATAATAATATATAAAAATTAAGGAAATTAAAAATCGGCATCAATTGTGAATTTTCTAATTTCAGCATGAGATTGTTTACTACCTACATTTGCTTTACTATACTGAGAAACTCGACTTTCAAAGAAGTTTGATTTTGTTTCAATGGAAATACGTTCCATAAAAGGAAATGGATTATTCGAATTCCAGATCTTTGAATAATTCAATTGTGACAACAACCTGTCTGCGACAAATTCAATATATGTTTCCATAAGTAGTGAATTCATACCAAGCATTGAACATGGAATACTTTCTATGATAAATGCCTTTTCTACTTCAACAGCCTCTCTAAAGATTTTGTGCACAGTTTCTTCAGGCAATCTGTCTTGAATCATAGAATAAAGTAATACAGCAAATTCTACATGCATTCCTTCATCTCTACTAATAAGCTCATTTGAAAATGCTAGTCCAGGCATGAGACCTCTTTCTTTGAGCCAAAAAATGCTACAGAATGCTCCACTGAAGAAAACACCTTCAACAACAGCGAAAGCAATCAATCTCTGTGAGAACAGCGAGTCTTCATCATTAATCCATTTGAAACACCAATCGGCTTTCTTTTTGATACACGGAATACATTGAATAGCATTAAAACACGTGTCTTTTTCTACAGGATCTTTGAAATAAGTATCAATCAGAAGTGAATATGTCTCTGAATGAATGTTCTCAATTGCCATTTGAAAAGCATAAAAGAATTTTGCCTCAAGTGGTTTTACCTCATTCAAAAATCTCTCTCCTAGATTAATATTTACAATAGTATCACTTGAACTGAAAAAAGCCAAGATATTTTTAATGAAATTCCTTTCATTTTCACTTAGTTTGTTAAAGTGATCAATATCTTTGCTAAGGTCAATTTCTTCGACACTCCAGAAAGAACTTACAGCTTTTTTATACATCTCCCATATGTTTTCATACTTGATTGGAAATATTGTAAGCCTATCTTCTTCATCTCTCAAAAGAACTTCTGACTGCATTGTTATTATATTATATGTATATATTTTTATATCAAAATATTTTTATGATATTTTTAACATATTTTTTAAGAAGAGCAAAGCATGCATGTGCCATCATTTTGCTCAATACATTTCTTTTTGTTATTTTTTCTAACAAATTCTGGATCAATCGTAAATTGTTGAGTTTGAGCTCTAGGTCTAGTCCTCAAATAATAAGATCCTGTCTTCAAACCCGATGCCCAAGAATAGAAATGCATACTAGATAGCTTTTGAAAGTCAGGTTCTTCCATGAAAATATTCAAACTCTGTGTTTGACAGATATACATACCCCTGTCAGCTGACATATCAATAATATTTTTTTGTTTGATTTCCCATGTTGTTTTATAAATTTGCTTGATATTATCTGGTATGTTATCAATGTTTTGAATACTTCCATTGTTGAAAATAATGATGTCCTTCATTTCTTTATTCCATAGTCCTAGATCTATTAAATCTTTCACAAGATATTTATTGATTACTATGAATTCACCACTCAATGTTTTACGTTGAAAAATATTATTTGTAAAGGGTTCGAAACTTTCATTGAAGCCCATGATTTGCGATGTAGAAGCAGTTGGCATTGGTGATACAAGTAGACTGTTTCTCAACCCATGTTCCATAATATTCTCCCTCAATTTATCCCAATCATATCTATTGGAAGGTTGTTTATCCCATAGATCAAATTGGAATTTTCCAAATGACATTGGACTTCCTTCAAATGAACTGTAAGCACCTACATATTTACTGTGAATAATGTCTTTCTCAAATTCATTTACGTATTTTGTAATATTAGGATCGTTTTCAGCAATCATTTGTTTAATAACAGTTGCACGTTTCTTTGATATCTCCATAGATCCTTCTACAGCACTGTGATAAATAGTTTCAAAAATATCCTTATTTAATTGTTTTGCTTCAACACTTTCATAAGGAAACTTGAATTGAACAAAAACGTCTGCTAGACCTTGAACTCCAATGCCAATCGGGCGGTGTTTCAAATTTGAAACTCTTGCCTTTTCGATAGGATAAAAATTTCTATCAATTACTTTGTTCAAATTTTTGGTTATTACCTTCACAGTTTCGTGCAGTTTCTCAAAGTTGTAATATACCTCGCCATTTTCTTTTTTTTCAACAAATGATGCAATACAGATAGATGCAAGATTGCATACACCTGTCTCTTCAGGAGAAGAATATATGATGATTTCGGCACAAAGATTACTTGATTTAATGGTTCCAAGATTCTGTTGGTTGCTTTTCTTATTTGCCGCATCTTTATAAAGAATATATGGTACTCCTTGTTCGATTTGAGCCTCTAGAATTTTAAACCACAGTTCTTGTGCATTCATTTGTTTTGTGAATTTACCTTCTTTTTCGTATTTCTCATACAGTTCTTTGAACTCGTCGCCACATACATCACTTAGTCCACGACATTCATCAGGACACATGAGAGACCATTTCATGTCATTTTTGACTCTCTCCATAAATAAATCAGGTACCCATAGAGCTAAGAACAAATCACGACACCTATCTTCTTCATTGCCGTGATTTTTCTTAAGTTCCAAAAATGCTTCCACATCAGTATGCCATGGCTCTAAATATACTGCGATGCTTCCTTGTCTTTTACCAGCCTGATCAATATACCTCGATGTATTATTGAAAACTCTCAGCATAGGAATAATACCATTTGAAATACCATTAGTGCCACGAATATGACTTCCTTTCCCTCTAATTTGGTGAATATGGATTCCAATACCACCTGCATATTTAGAAATAAGTGCCATTTCTTTTAATGATTCATAAATACCGACTACACTATCGTCATTCATGCTTGATAAGAAACAACTGCTCAACTGTGGCCTATTGGTTCCAGCATTGAACAATGTGGGTGTGGCGTGTGTAAAGTATTTCTTACTCATCAAATCATACGTCTGTAGGATTTCTTTGATATCGTCTCCGTGAATACCAATCGCCACACGCATCCACATATGTTGTGGTCTTTCCACAATTTTTTTATTCACCCTGATAAGATAAGAACGTTCAAGGGTTTTGAAACCAAAATAATCAAACAAATAGTCTCTGGAATAATCGATATATGAGTTCAATTTTTCAGTATATTTTTGAACAATGTTAAACACATCTACAGATACTGATGAAGAATGGTTTCCATGCACATCTTTTGTATTATATAATATGTTTATGGTTTCACTAAAAGAAGGTGACGTATTCTTATGATGATTCGATACAATAATACGTGATGCTAGAATGCCATATTCGGGGTTTTCAATCGACATACTGCTGCACAAATATGCAGCCAATTCGTCAAGTTCTGTTGTTTTTACACCGTCGTAAATACGTGAACATACTTTTTGAGCAATTTCAGAAGTGTCAATTTGAATATCACCAGATATCTTCTTCAACCTGTTGAGGACTTTGTCGAAACTTACTTCTTCTGTTTCACCACATCTTTTTTCAACCTTCATGATTCAATACTATTTATATACATCATTGTTTTATATAAAAAAAATAATTGTTTCTTTATATCCAAAATATAAACAAACCCATTATTGTGAACTTGCTTTACGAACCTGATAATATAAAAATAAACCCATTATATTTTTTGAAAATATGTCCAAAGTATTGTACATATTATTTTTATAAACAGGTTCTAATAAAGCAGCAACACCATAAAGCGACCATATCCCGAATATTAAAAAGAACTCTTTTTCAAATATTGTACCCTGTACGAACTTTGAATAAATTCTATAAAATGCCGCAAAGAAAAATATAAAGCCAATTATGGAAGCATAATATATATTTATCACATTTGTTTCACCCAGATATCCAAATATAAGCATCAATGAATTGCATATTAAAATAAACGATAAGTCATTCCAATATTTCTCGACAATACTTATCATACTTATTTGCTCGTTTGTTTCACTATTTTTTGTTTTGAATACAAGATATACAACAATCGAAATTAACATCATTGGTGTTGTTAGAAACCAATCAAAATACCTAATAGATGTAACATTTGCTAAGCCACTGGTTAAAATTACATATAGAATAAAAAGGTAAAATATAAATTCGATAGATTGTACAATTGTCTCTACAATAAGAAGCTCTCGTAATACAATTTGACTTTTGTCAAGTTCAAATGAAAGCCCGTAAATACAAAAAACCCCTATAACCAATTGTACCAATAAACTCGATACTGTAGATATAACAACGTTCTCCATAACTATATATCTATTACAATTTTTTATGAATTCAAAAGTACATAAATAAAACATATGAAATTGTTATCCATATGCTTTATATTGTTTTTGTATTTTTGATTTTGATCATTTAAATGCTTTGGCTTCTTGCTAGATTGAATTCATTTCGATTTTCATTTTGCAAATCCAATCTATACTGCCGCATTTTGTCCCTGTATTTTTTACTGTTTTTCTTTGCATTTTCCTTACATTTGTTATAGTTTCTTTCTTTATACTTTTTGGCATATTTTTTGCTATTTTCTTTGAGCTTTTCTTTGTTATTCTCCCTGTATCTTTTTTGACGATACAAGTTAACTTTTCTCATATATTCGATTTTTTCAGCAATTGGTAGTGCACGAACTTCATCAAAAGATAGTTTTGTAAATGTCATTTTATATCGTGGTTATCAAATATGCTATCATTTTTTTTATTATTTTACACAAATTTATTTTTAATTAAATCTTCTTTTGGTTTGAATATTGAACATTTTTTGACCCAAATTAAGGTCATTAATTGGGAATTGCTTATTCCATTCATCTTTTGGTGAATTGAAAGGAATATAGTGACAATTTTTGTTTGTAATTTTGGAACCTTTAAGTAGATTATGTTGTCTAACTAACCTTTCTTCAGCTTCTAAAGAATCTTTTCCATTATTGCATTTTGAAAAATCATGAGATTGTGCCAAATTAAAACTATTGTAAAAGTTATAATGGAAGAAATCTCTTTCTTGCATTGCTAAAGTTGACATATTTTTCGTTGAAATTTTACAAGATTCGATATATGGGTTATATTCAGTCATTCTATCTATATTATTTTTATATATTTAAAAATTAGAATATGTCAATTAAAGAGATTCATACAACAGATGAATTCTTGAATTTTGTCAAATCTAAAAAATCAATTTGTTTATATTACTGGAATTACTGCGGGCATTGTCATAGTTATATGCCTATTTGGACGAAGGTTGTTTCACAATACAATATACCTATTGCAAAAATGGAACTTACTGTTATGAAAAAAATACCCACCGAACATACTGTATCTGGGTTTCCTAATGTTATTATTCATGAGAATGGAAAGAGAATACAAGAACTATCTGGTAGTAGAAATGAAAAAGATTTACACAAATTCATAACTGATAATTTTAAACCTGAAACAAAAACCAAAAAGATATCTTCAACAAATATGGCACCCAAGGACAAAAAAACAAAGAGTGTTGTGAAGAAGAAAAAACCCGTAACAAAACCTGCAGCTGGATCAAAAAAACCAAACAAAAATATGCTTAAGAAATAAATAGTTTGTTATTATATAAAATGAGCAACACAAGTGTTGAAGACATCGTAGAGATGACAATACAAAAGACAGAGCCTTCAAGTGAGGAATTGGACACATTTAAATCATTTGTAAGCGATTGGTTCAAATTTGATGATCAAATTCGAAAACTTGACATAGCTTTGAAGGAAAGAAAGAATTATCAAAGAACATTAAATAAAAAAATTCAAGATTTTATGATTCAATATGGTTATAATGACCTCAACACACAACATGGGCGAATAAAATCAAATGTAAGAGAAGTTAAAGAACCTGTGAAGATGAAAGATGTGAAACAACAACTATGTGACAACAAAGAACTAACAGGTGAAGAATTATACGATCTTATATTTAATGCTGAAAGGAAAAAAACAGTAAAACAAAGTATAAGACGTATAATCCCAAAGGTTTCCTTGGATTTGTGAGCGTAATATCATAGATTATTTTTCTTTTCATCGAGATATTGAGTAATCGCTATATCATAACTATAATTCGTAGAATAATATATTTGACCTATTTTTCTCTTTTCAATAAAACATTGACAACGGTGGCATGGTTTGGAATATTTCATCAAATGATTTAATTTATTCGTTCCAATACGAACGACATATAATTCACATTCAGGAAGACATTTCTTGAATTTTTTATTTATTTTGGTTATAGCCGCTATCTCTGCGTGAATACTATTGTCACCAAAGTAATAATTATAACCAGATGATATTATTTTATTTTTATATACAACTATTGCACCATGTTTGTGATTCATAACAGATTTCATAGCTATTTTCGAAGCTATATTTAAAAAATATTCTTGAGTATTATTCATATTTTTGGGGCAAAATACATCAAAATTTTGAAAATATTCTGAAGTTACTATGTCAGCATGTTTGCCAACAATTGAATCTCTCATTTCTTTTTTCATTAATCGCCAATCAAAATATGAAAATTTATCACACCTTGCATTTCTAGAGTCAACCATTTGCAAGTTTGTTTGGTATTTGTATTTGATAAAAAACAATATTTATATCATTTTTTGTCTTTTTCATATAAATATAAAAAATGATTAAATATAAACAATACAACTATATTTTTCATTATGACTACTTATACGTATAAAACAGAATTAACATCTTGTTGTCCAAGAGCTGAACAACCTCCTAATATCAAAACTGTTCTTAAAGCACATCAATTAGCTGGTTTATATAAGGCTATAAAAATGGAACAAGACGGATTTATTAATTACGATATGCATGGTGAAAATACAATATATGAAGGATCTTCAATTACAACCCATTTCGACGCATTGGTCAAAATGAAATCCAATATGGGAATTCTGGGAGATATTGTTGGATATGGTAAGACTTTGACAGCACTTTCAATTATTGCATCATCGAATATAAACACAATTCATAAAAATATAGAAACAAACGTGAGTTATTGTAATTCTGCTAATAGTGGCTATATTAGTCATGTTACAAAAAATAAGAATATCATAGAAAATAACATCATAAGTAGTACATTAATAATTGTTCCTCGTGGTCCTGTGTTTGTTCAATGGGAAAAAACATTACGCGATAGAACAAGTTTGAAATACATCGCTATTGATAACGTGTTGTATATTAAAAAGAATTTGCCTTCTCCTACAACATCTGTAAAAGAACTTATAGAATTTTTCAACCAATATGATGTTGTGCTTGTCAAAAACACTACTTTTGAAACCCTCAAAACATATTATCAAGATATAGTTGTGAATGACAATATGAAAATTATGCCAATATTGAAGAGATGGAAAAGAATAATGATTGACGAGGCTCATGAATTGAATCATTCTATATCAATTATGTATTATGATTATTTATGGCTGATAACGAGTACGTATAACAACTTGCTTTACTCAGTTAGATCACCGCGAAGTATATTGTACAACATACGTGATGGTATTAATTATGATACAATTGATCTTTTGCTTGTAAAAGGAAACAGAGATTTTGTTCGAAATAGCTTTAAGATTCTTCCACCAATCGAACAATATTATTTATGCAAAATGCCATCACATATGTATGCTATTAAAAATTTCGTTTGTTCCAATATTCTAGACAAAATAAATGCAAACGATATAGAAGGAGCAATCAAAGATCTTGGAGGTAAAATTGATACACAATCCAATGTTCTAGATCTAGTTTCAAATGACTTGAGGCGAGAAATAACAAACAAAGAAAGAGAAAAAGAATACATCAATAGTCTAGATATTCCAAGAGAGAACAAGAAAACTCGTATTAAATCAATTGAAAATGATATTAAAATGAAACATGAAAAACTAGCAGACCTTACCGCACGTATAACAGAAATTAATACCAAGATGTGTTCAATTTGCATGTATGATATTGAACATCCTATAATGCTAGAATGCACTCATTCATATTGTGCATCTTGTATAACTCAATGGATAAATAAAAGTTTAAAATGTCCAGAATGTCGTACACATATTGAGACAGATAAAATGGTGTCAATAATGAATGAACATCGTGAATCCCCAAAAAAATGTGAATCGATGAGTAAAATTGATACATTGATAAAAATAATCAAAAAAAATCCTTCAGGGCGTTACATTGTGTTTAGTCAATACGACAATGGTTTTACAGAAATAAAGGAAACATTGCAAAAATATGATATAGTATCTAGTGAGATGAAAGGTAATACATCGCATATGATGAATGTTTTGAACGATTTTCAAAATGGAAAGATCCGAGTTATTCTTTTGAATACTAATTTCGCAGGTAGTGGAATTGATATTAGCTTTGCAACAGATGTTATTTTATATCACTCAATGGGAACTTCTAAACAACAGGCTATAGGAAGAGCACAACGTGTTGGAAGAAATGATGTTTTAAATATACACTATCTTTGTTATGAACATGAAATGCCCAAAAACTAAAACATATAAGAAAATAATTGAATATTATGAATATATAATATGGATAGTGTAGAAGTCGCAAACATTATTGAAAATACAATTGAAGATAAAAAAGAAGAACAACCACCAAAAAAAAAGATTATTATTGGTCTTCCCGGTGATAATTTCTCATCAAAATTCTTAGTATCTTGGTCAAATATTCTTATATCTTTATGGTCTTCGAATAAGTATGATATTGCGATTTCCACAGGAACAGGTTCTTTTATTCCATTTGTGAGAATGCAAACCCTTGGATTGGATGTTTTGCGAGGAAAAGATCAAAAACCATTTAATGGTGAAAAGTTCGATCTTTGGATTACCATTGATAGCGATATTATGTTTACTCCAGAACAAGTTGTTGAGTTGATTGAATCAACTGAAAAACATCCTGTTGTCAGTGGCATTTATCGTATGGCTGATCTGCAAAATTTTGCGACAGTACCATCATTCGATGATACATACTTTGTCAAAAATGGATCTTATGAATTTCTGACACAAGAAAAAATAGATAAATGGAAAAAAGAAACAGAAATGAAATTTATGCCAGTTGATTACACAGGACTGGGATTTTTTGCATGTAAATCAGAAGTTTTCGACAAAATGTCGTATCCTTACTTTGATGGTACTACACACGAAATTGAAAATGACGGCAAAACCATAAAAGATATTTCATCAGAAGATGTGAATTTCTGTAATAATATCAAAAAATCAGGGTATGAGATTTTTATTAATACAGAACTTAGAGTTGGTCATCTTAAAAAACTCATAATCTAAGTTTTTGATTTATTTTTTTTGTAAAAATATAACATTACTGTTCTTTTATATATTTAATAATAAATAGAATTGAACCAAATGATAAAAGAATTGTTCATTGCAATTGTCGCGTTGTTCTTTGCATTAACATTTATTCAAAGTTCATCTTTTCCAAAGCTTATCGTTCGTGTTGTATTGATAGCATCGTCTATTTTTGGTTCATTTGAAATTGAAAAACTTATGAAAAAGGTTATCTTCGGTGATGATAATTCCCCAGCCGAATATAACTATGATACTATATGGTATATTATCGGTCTTTTGTTTGCATCTGGTATTCTAATTCAAATTATGAAAAAAGTTGTTAATTATGAAGAATCAGTTATATCATCAGATATTATATATCCAATTATTCTTGCTGTGTTATATCTTCCAATTTTTATAAATTTGAAATATTATAAATCACAATTGGGATCCAATCTTCTAGTTGCATGGGGATTTTCTTCAAGTATGGTGATGATACAACTTGAAGTTATTGGTATGGAAAACAATATTTTAAATATATTTATGGTTTATATTTTGGTTGAACTTGTAATACTTTCTCTTATTTATAGTGCTGAAAATACTGTTAAAGTTATTGATTATATGGAGAGATTTTTGACTTTATAATTATGTATATAAATATTAGATTAAAGTATTATATTCATGGATAATGAAAAAATAGTCATTATTTGTATATTTTTGGTTATAGTCATAATCGCATCTGTTTTAACATTTGATATAAAAGAAAACTTTTCAAATGATAATACACGTCATACTGGTCATACTAATATTCAAGACATAAATACTAACAGAGACTGTCATGTACATTTTACAAGTGATGAAGAAAATTGCAATGACAATGTAGATTATTATAAAATGTCCATACTGGATTTGTATAATGAAATAAATAAAGAAACAAATCCGGATGTGAAAGGCAATTTGAAAAGAATTATTGAAGAAAAACAAAAAGGAACAAGATATTGTAAAATTTCTTTCGATGGTTGGAAAGAGTCTGATGCATATGATATCAAAAATAAAACAAAAAAATACCCTGTAGATGACAACGATATTCTCAATAAATCATGTGTTTTAGGTGATGGTCTCAATAATCAAGTTATCATAGATAGCGAAAACAATACTACAATGAAGTTTGATAAAACAAATAATCTTCATTTTGAGGACTTGAAATATGACGATATTTACAATTCTCTGTGTCATAAGAATTATGCACCTGTACAAACTACCTTAGATATTAATAATAATTACTTTATGGTATTAGATACCGATTATTGTCTCAAGGATTTTGGTTGCAAACAAAATAACAATATTAAGGTTACAAATGTAAGATTCGTCAAAGGCTCGAATAATAAAATACAAGATATTGATATGCGAAATAATGGGGATAAAAACAAAATTCAAAAAGGATTCAATAAATTTTTCGATTTTGAATATTATGTAAAAGAAGGTCAATTTTACTTTCATCCAAAAAATCACAATGTTAATATATACAAATTTAAGAAAGATTTTTGTCAACATCCTGTTGATAACATCATAGACAATCACGATATAAATTTGCAAACATTCAATATATCAAGAAACCAATCATTGAAACTTAATAATGATATTAAAGAAAGAATTCAAAAAATACCAAGTATTGGTGATAAAATTACCAAGAGTCAAGTAATATCTTATTTAAACAAATTTATAAGAGACTATGAAAATGTAAAAAATAGATATACAAACGCAAATTCAAAATTAAGAGGAGAAATAAGTGACATACTGAAAGAAATGAACAAAACTTCTTCAGTTGTTTCTGATACCATAACGAAAGAAGATATAAATGCATATCGTAGTATAACTGATGGTAAAATTGCAACATATATCAATAGTATCACAGATGCAGTACAAAATAGAGGAAATACAAAAGAATTGTCAACAAAAAATAAAGAAAGTACAAACAATGCAGAAGCAGCTAATACAGCAATAAAAACAGAAGTTGAAAAAACAAATTTATTTTTAGAAAACACAGTGAATGACATAAAAACAAAAATTGAGGAAAATTTTGTTTTAGGATATAGACAAAAGTTTTCGTTTTATAAAAATGATAAGAAAATCACAAATCAAGGTGATTTGACAGATCTTATAAACGGTACAAACAATAACAAAAGAACTTTTGAAGTCAATTCTGACAGCACTCGTTCGATAGACAAATCAAATGAAGAAAAAATATATTGTACTCAAATTGCTGGAAACACGAAACTAAAAGAAGGGTATTATAAATTTTTTATTGAAAAAACAGCTGGTGTTGAAAAAGAATCAGTTGATGTATTCCTTACATCCAAAAATGCAAGTGGTCAACTTGTGTACTCAAAAGTAGCTTATAAATATGCTAATAACAACAATATAATACAAACACAACGATTTATATTGGATAATAATACAGGAGTTATAAACAGTGGTAGTTCCGTTAATCCAATCACAAATGAAGATGTTTTTGAATATGCTGTGGATAATGAAATAACCCCATACAAAATAAATTTGGAATATTCAAATTTTTCAAGTGAAAATGCTATTAAATCTTTTGATTTTTATGGTTCAAAAGATGGTACAAATTGGGATGTACTGTTTATGCGTAATGAAATTTCAAACTATCAAAAAGATTATTACAAAGATTTGGGTTTGGCAACTATAATTTCTAATGGACGAAAATCTGTACCTACAAATATAAAAAATGGTACTAATGAACATTATTTCTCTTTTGTATCGACAACTGGTCCAAATAGTATAAAATTTAGAGAAGATACTGATTGTGATATATTAGTTGTTGGTGGTGGTGGAGGTGGTGGTGGAAGACATGGTGCTGGTGGAGGAGCTGGTGGTTTAATTTATCAAAGATCAGTTTCTGTTAAAGCCGGAACCGAATACAATATTATTGTTGGAAACGGCGGGAATGGAGGAGGAGTCAATCAAAATGGAAATAAAGGATCGAATTCATCATTTTACGGATTTGAAGCCTATGGAGGTGGTGGTGGAGCAGCATTTAATCTAAGGTATAATAATCCAAATCGCAATGGTGGTTCTGGTGGAGGAGCAACGGTCAATAGGAATAATGGATCTGGAACCAACAATCAAGGAAATGCTGGTGGAATAGGTACACATTATTGGCCATATAACTGGGGAGGAGGTGGAGGAGCTGGACAAAGAGGTGGTAATGGAACACGTGGTGCATCAGGAAAAGGTGGCAATGGTAGAAAAATATCCATAACTGGTTATGATTTTCATTATGCTGGTGGAGGCGGAGGTGGTTCGCATAATCCTGCTGGAGGAAGAGGACATGGTGGAGCAGGAGGAGGAGGTCATGGTGGATTACCAGGACATTTTAATCAACGAGGTGGTGATGGCACAAATGGAACTGGTGGAGGAGGAGGGGGTGCTTCTACTGTATACGATGGCAATCAAGGAGGTGGCAACGGTGGTTCGGGAATTGTAATCATACGATGGAAAGAAAAAGATAATTATAAAATGAATTTTACAGAGAATATATTAAAAGAACTTAATTACGAAGTTAATGATATGTATGTATGGTATAAATTCAACGATGAAAATAATCTTTTTAGAGACAGTTCTGGCAACCATCATTTTTGTAGTCCAACACATGTTATGACTAGAGGTACGGCTCAACCACATCTAAATAACAGCAATATAACAGATCAAAAAATAAAGGAATCAGCAATAGGTGTTTTAACTTTTGGAAATACCAACAAGAGAGAGATATTGTATATACCACCTACCTATTTTTATGATTTTCCATCTTTTACTGTATGTGCGTGGGTAAAATTTAGTGAAAAAAGAGCATGGACGAGAATTTTTGATTTTGGACTAGGAAAACATGATACTAATGTTGATAATATTCATATAAATAGATATGATAGTTCAGATAGGTTGGCTTGTTGGATATTTCACGGTACGACATCTTATGTTTTGCTTTCACCAGATGGCGTGATTAAATTACACGAATGGATGCACGTTGCATGGACAATAGAAAGATCTACCAAATCATGGTCATTATACATTAATGGTGAAAAAATAGAAGCTGGTATTCAATGGCATAATGACCCTCAGGGAAATATTTGGTTTCCAAATATTGTACATTCAACATGTTATATAGGTAGATCATTCTGGCACGGTAATCCGGATTTTAAAGGTCAAATTGGAGACTTCCGTATTTATAAAAAGGCTTTGAATGCAAATGAAATCAAAACAATTTATAATATTTATGAAGATGGTAATAACAGTAAATCAAATTCAATGAACCTCAAAAAATACCCACATTTAATGATAAATGAAACAGGTAATCCAAATGATACGTCTAAAGAAAGATATGGTTATAAAGTAACATCGAGCACAGAATGGGTCGTTTGGAATGGCAGTAGACATGTAGCTATATATACCCCAAATCTTCTAACGAATGGTATTGAAACAAGATCTGGAGTCAGTCATCATGCGCTATGGCAGTACCATAACTGGAATTCCTACTATGCTGGTAGACATTATATCAAAAATGATTACAAAGGTGATTGGGTTACAATAAAAATACCAGAAAGCATATATTTATACAATATTAGAATATGGCAACGAATAACTCTCAAAATGAGATCGCCTGGGGATTACAAAATATATGGATGTAATTGGAATGACAGAGCATCAACACAAAATCAAGATTGGGAAGAACTTTTACACGAACCCAACGCATTTTACGAAGTAAATGGAATGCATAACTCAAAAAAAATTATGAGTAAAACTAGATACAACACGTATGCATTGTGTGTAAACAGACTTTTGTACACACATCGCGAATCTTATGTTTTAAATTTCGATCAATTTGAAATATTTGGAACACCTACCGAAGGTGTATACGATATTAATCAAAAGCCATATAAGTTTTATAAACTCAAAGTCAACAAAAAAGCTGGATCAACATATTCAAAACCAACACTTTCAATATATGGACCCACTGTGTGGAGTTATTCTTTAAAGAATTATTTAAAACTAGATGATACTAGTAATAATGGTTATAATGGAATATATATAAGATATATGAGAGATAATTTAAAACACTTCGATAAATTTAAAGAAATAAACATAAAATACGAGTATACAGCAAATGCACCTTCAAGTTTTTTTCAGTTGGGCACTACATATTTGGATAGTCAATATGATAAGTATGAACCATCTACTACTAGATCAACAACATCTGTTATTCCAATAATTTTAATAAATAAAAAGATAAAAGATGAAAACACTATTGTTTTTCCAACATCAAATACAGAAAACGCAGATGACGGACCGGGTATAACAAATCAAGATTTTTACATCAATTGTCCTTCATTGCCAAAATACGAAGAATTAAAATGGGTAGGAGGTAATTTAACATACACAGCAATTCAGGCAAAAACTTTGAATTCAACCCAAATTGCACAAGTTGATGAAACAACAAATACCAATAAGGATAATATTCAAAATGTTATCAGCGAATTAAAAAGATTTAGAACAACAAATTTCGAAACTTTTGATTGTATGCAAGGTACAACTGATTACTTTAAGGATTTTCAATTAGCAGAGGGTGATAGTACAGACTCAACAGCAATAAATGAAAAAAACCAACAAATACGTAATAATATCAAACAAATACAGATACTCAATAATAATATTCAATATTTGAGTAATGTGAGAAATGGAGTGAAAGGTATAAATACAAATATTGATCTAAGTATGAATACTACAAAAATGAAAGTAACTTTAAAAGATGGTAATTTCACAAAGTACATAAAAATGATAACAAATTACGGAAGTAAAGATAGTAGTAAAGATAGTATATATATTAAACTAGATACGACATAATTAAAATAATTAGCTTATTTTTTGTATTTTTGAATTTTGTTCTTCAAAACCATGTCGTTTATTAAATACAGTATTTGTTTTTCTTTCTTTATATTTTTCTATGTAGTTCTTATCAAGTTTTTGTTCTTTTTCACCAGCAATATCATCTAGTTCTTCAATATTTAATTCTTCATCATCTTTCACAGCATTTTCATCATCTTTCGCAACATCTTCATCATCTTTCACAACATCTTCATCATCTTTCACAACATCTTCATCATCTTTCACAACATCTTCATCATCTTTCACAACATCTTCATCATCTTTCACAACATCTTCATCATCTTTCACAACATCTTCATCATCTTTCGCAACATCTTCATCATCTACTTCAGTATCTTCATCATTTTTCACAACTTCTTCATCATCTTTCACAACATCTTCATCATCTACTTCAGTATCTTCATCATTTTTCACAACTTCTTCATCATCTTTCGCAACATCTTCATCATCTACTTCAGTATCTTCAATAGATTCTTTATTGATTTTATCTTGAATAGATATATCGTATGTGTCACTTTGATTTTCATTAGTTTGTTTTATTTGTACATCTTCTAATTGTTTATTTAAAACATCGTTACTTTGATTGAAAGCATTTTTTGAAGAAGGTCTAGGTTGCACACTACTTATTTGTTTAACAATAGATCGATTTTTAAGTTCATCATCTCTACCAAACATTTTATTGAAAACACCACTAAACGTAGAACTTGAACCTTCAGCTTGTATTGTTTCACTCCCAATTTGTTGTGATGTTGTAATAGGTAAATCATTGTCTATTGGTGTAGTTTCTTTTTCTCTTTTTGATGAAAAAAGAAAATAGTATATCAAAAATCCAAAAAATACAAATACTGAGACTATTGTTAAGAATATTAAGCCAATAATGAATATTTTTGTTTTTGGTTTGCAGTTAAAATCAAACAAATTTGTATAACTACATTTTTCTTCAATTTCTTGTGGTTTTTCAACAGGAGTTTTGATTTGAGATGTTTCATCTTGTGTATCTATATTTTCTTCAGCATCTTCAATAGGTGGATCTTCTTCACTAGTTTTATCAATAGGTGTTTTTTTGTTTAGATATGTTTTTCCTAGATTGTTAATACTATATCTGTCAATCGATTCATTGACATAATTATTTTCATCAAAATGATCATAGTCCTCTAAATAATCTTCTCTATCATAATTTGTATCAATATATTCATTATCTTCTGTTATGACAGGGGGTTTATATTTTAATTCAGGATCATATACACGTCCGTCATCGTGTTTCCATTTATCGTTTTCATTATTATCATTATCAAAGTTTTCAATTGCAAAAAATAATTTTTCAATCAACTTCATCTTTATTATATAGTTTGAAAATATTTTATAAAAATAGAAGATGCGCAAATGTCCACTTAATCCAGTAAAGGTCTATCTTTGGACATCATCATCAACAAAAGAATTGTACATATTTGACACATCTGGAAAAGCTTATGATGAAGATCATAGAATTATACCTCAAAATATTTATAATGACGATTCAATAGAAAACACTTTATCAAAAATAGGTCTGTATTTAAAAAAAGAAGAAAAATTCAAAATATATGCTTGGTCAAAAAAAGAAAGGCTTATTTTTGATGTTAAAAACAAAAAATGGAAAGGATATAATATTAATCCTTTTTTATCTTCACAATGGAATTCCGAA